GGGGGCTAACTCACAAACCCCCACCTCCCCCCATATATATCCCATCCTTCCCCATCTTTGATTATGTATAGGTGTATTGTTGTTGCCTAGTGGGTATATATCCTAGGATATTATTTAGAAAATTAGTAATTAAAACAATAAAAACTGCCATAAATGGTGTATCCGAGCACTATTGTAATTTTGGTTGGTATAACACTAATGTAATGATAGTGAAAAAACCCTAGAAAGGAACCCAGTGCGAGTAATAGTAGCATTAAGCGGAGGAAAGGCATCGGCATATTGTGCCAAATGGGCTTTTGATAATTACCCCAAGGATCAAATCATCCTATATTTTAATGACACCAAATGGGAGCACCCCGACCTCTATAGATTTATCAATGATTTAGCCACTTATTTTAATCATCCAATCACATATGATAACGATGGACGTTCTCCAGAAGATCTATTTTATCACCATAGAGCATTGGCGTCTAATAGAATGCCATTCTGTTCTCGGGTGTTGAAGGCACAAAGGCTCCAAGGGTTTTTTCAAGATGGCGATCATATCGTTTTCGGTATCGGCACAACAGAACCACAAAGGGCCACCCGGATCGTTCAAATATATCAAAAAGTCGCCGCGACCAAGGATAAATGGCCCAAGTTATTTTTCCCTTTGATCCAGCACCAAGTTTCTAATGATATGATTGATCAGTGGTTAAAAGAAACCAAAATAGAAGCACCATTACTATATAGACTTGGTTTTTCTCATAATAACTGTTCTGGGGGCTGCGTCAGGGCGGGTAAAAATCAATGGCGACTTTTATATGAGAGACTGCCTGAGGTTTATATGGAACGCGAACGAGTGGAAAATGATATCAGGGCCTTCCTGAATAAAGATGTCAGTATTATGAGAGATGAAACATTGGAGCAATTTCGTGGCCGGATAGAACGTGGCGAACTCAACATGCGGTATTATTCAGACCTGCCGCCGATAGAATGTATCGGTATATGTCAGAGTATGGAATAATCCCGGTTGCTCTAAAGAATAAAATTTCCCATCCTTCCCTAAACTGTATGTATAATTGGTGCGTATAGATGAATATACGACTTTAAGTAATAAGGAGTTAAAGCAGATGAGAGTAACGATCACAAGACCCAAGGGTGAGAATTACAAAGCAACCGCAGTTGCAAAACAGACCATAGCGACACCAAGAGATCCAGAACCAGTCCAACCGGAGAAAGTGATAGATCAAAACACCTTGGCGACTTTAGACACAAGTCCAGATGAGAAACCAACTTATGTCACGGCGTCGAAATTAAACACAGTTTGGCCAATGGTTGACGATGTCACGATTAGCAAGGATGAAGAATCATATATAGTAGAAGATACCAAGGAAGAGGAAGGAACCGAGGCTTGAACCAAAAGGATTTGGACCTAATCCACCGCATCGCCGAAGAGCATTCTAATCGCGTTTTTGGATATCTTACCAAAGAAGATCTCGTGAGTGAGATTTGGGAGATATGCTTGAATGCGATGCCGGAATTCAACAAAGATCTCGGCCCCCTAGAACACTTTCTTCGGCGAACAGTGAAGAATCGCTTAATCAACAGATTTAAAGATGTGACCAAATCAGTTCGCTCGCCCTGCAGTCGGTGTCCTCATTACAACAAAGGGGAAAAGGTTGAATGCGGCCTTTATCGCAACAATAAAAATCTCTGCCGGAAATGGCGAAACTACCAAGCGGCGATTCAAAGCCGGAACACCCTCTTAAACGTTGTGGGATATTCTACTGATATTGCTGCCCATAAAACCGGCATCGACGTTGTTGATGATTCTGATCTAGCTAAATTTTTGTTAGATAACATTGGGGATAAGTTACGCGGCGATTTAGTCAAACTCATGGAGGGGCGTAAGATTACCAAGGCGAAGTTGGTGCAAATTCAACAGAAGATTAAATACATCCTAAAGGAATAATCTATGCCGATTTCCAAACCCAGAAAAGACGAAAAGCGTTCGGATTTTATTAGCAGATGTATGAGTGAGATGAGTGATGAGTACAGAGAAACGAGGCAGAGGGCGGCCATCTGCTACACAGCCTGGCGACAAGCCCAAGAAAAAGACCAAGCAAGAGGTGCCGAGAACAGGGACGATTCAAAATCGTGGTAAACGGCTATCTGCGTTTGAACGAGATTATATCCAAAAGCACTGCCTCACCAAGACAGATCTTGAGATTGCCGACTTTCTAGGGCGTGATCTTAGGACTATTAGTAGCTATAGAGCTAGGCAGTTAAAAGTTATCAAACGCCAAGGTGGTGTGGTTGAGTCTATGCAAATAGGCAAACAAACCATTGGCGGTCAAGAGTCAGGAGCATCGCTCGATGCTTTATCAGATGCGACCGAGAACGAACGCAATAACTTTTTTGTGACACAGCTAAAAAACTCAATGTTTTACGACAACCTTAAGAAGGAATTCACTTCTGAGGAAATCGAATTTTACGTTGAGGAATGGGGCATTTTGTGTGTCCAATTTGAAGACGTGGTCGCAACAGAAAAACGCCAGATCGATAAGCTCATCAAGGCTGAAATTATGGAACACCGACTCCTGCGTAACATCAAAGAAACAGAGCAGGAGATTGAGTTGCTTATTAAAGAAGTGAACGACCTACGCAAAAACAAAAATGTGGCGGATGACGAAATAGCACAGGAATATGATAATAGCCGAATTACTCTGATTAGGCAATTCTCTGGGCAGTCCCAAGCTATGGCTAACGATTATCAGAAGTGTGTTATGTCGCAGAATAAGATCATGGCTGAACTCAACGCACGGCGTAAAGATAGGGTTGATACGATTCGTAGTGGACAAAGTAACTTCTTGGGACTAGTTAAAATGTTTCAAGAACGCAAGATACGCGACAACAAGGGCAAGCATCTTGAGCTGGTTAAAATGGCCAAAGATCATCGCCTTACCGAGTGGAGAAGCAAACAGCATCGTTTTAGAGATGGCACGATTGATTGTGTGCTGATGGACGAGGGTTCGACCGTCAAAGAAAAAGAAGTGGTACGGATTTCTGATCGTGGCCATAAGATTACACGTCAGCTCGTCGAGGATCAAACAGATCAGAATATCATTGTCGTAAGCAATAGTGTTGAAGACGTCAATATCTTTAACAGGGTATTGACTAAACACACAGTTACTTATGTTGATAGTGCCGAAAAGCTTATATCTAAAATTAAGTCAGAGGCTGAAAATATCAACTATATCTTTTACTGCATAGATGATGCCCTACTGATAGATTGGCTGTTAGAAACTAGCGAGGACCAACATTTTGCAATTATTTTCTCAAGAACTTTTGACGGCGTCACTAACATCAACGTGAATATCCAATACGAGGTATGCCCAATGAACGAGTTTGTCATAGAGTTTGGCAACCTACAGGGGAATCAAGATGCCAAAGCAGATTGATGCTGCTACTAAGATTCATGCGATCAGGTTAATGCACGAAGACACACCGCAGCGAGAAATTGAGAGACTTACTGGTTTAAGTAGACCATACCTACGCCGATTAGCCAAACAAATAGGACATCAGTTTCCAAGAAACGGCGTCGAAATTTGTGGCCGCCTGTGTTTATGCGTCAACTGCGGATGTTTATTTAGAAGACCCAAGAGCAAAGTGACAAGGGCACTTAATACCTTTTGTTCAAAAGCATGTAAAAACGCTTGGATGCGTGGTGCTAATCACCCCAATTGGGATGGCGGCAAAACGAGTAATACATTTTCGTCGTGGGTGTATAATCAGGCACCTTATAAAGCTTTTCGCAAAGCGGTGCTTGAACGAGACAATTATCAATGTGTTTTTACTGGGCGTAAAGATAATTTAGATGTTCACCACATTTTACCGAAAGCTGAAGATACAAATCCCGAAAAAGTTTTCGATATAAATAATGGTATTACAATATGTAAAGAGGTTCACCAACGAATACACGCTCTCATTAGAGAGGGACACGAGTTTGAAGAAGCACTATCGTTAGTGCGTCAAGAATTTCAACAGGAGCAAGAGGATAATGGATAAAGCTGTTGCAGTTATTACAGGTGCTAGAGGACAAGACGCGAGCTACTTAGCAGATCTTCTGTTAAAAGAGGGTTATGTGGTGGTAGGGTTTGATCGTAGATCAAGCATGCCAGACTATACTAATATTCAGCACTTATTAAAGAATGAAGATTATCGGTTGGTTGCAGGCGATCTGACAGATTTTGGCAGCATAGCTCGCGTTGTGCAGGAGTATCAACCTCGTGAGTTTTACAATCTTGCAGCACAGTCATACGTTGGTGCGTCATGGGATCAACCGTTAGCGACTTGTGAAGTCAATTTTAACGGTGTTGCTCATTGTCTTGAAGCAATCAGATTGTTTAGCAAAGAGACAAGGTTTTTTCAGGCGTCCACCAGCGAAGTTTATGGCGATGCACTAACAGATGACAAACAAGATGAGCATACAGCCGCCCGTCCAAGATCGCCGTATAGTGCTGCGAAATACGGTGCAGAAAGTTTGGTCAAGGTTTATCGTGACTCCTATGGTCTTTTTGCGTGCTTTGCTAGAAGTTTTAATCACGAGTCTGAGCGTAGGTCGAAAAACTTCGTAACACGCAAGATTACTGCGTATGTCGGCGAACTTTATCAAGCAACCAAGGACGTGCAGGACGAAGATCGGCTTAATGCAGCAATTCAGTGTCTTGCTCGTGGCACATTGCAACAATTGAGCTTGGGCAATATATATGCCAAACGAGACTGGACGCATGCTTCTGATATTGTTCGTGGTATGTGGCATATGCTTAATCGTCAAACTCCAGATGATTTCGTCTTAGCATCGGGCCAGACACACAGTGTATCAGAATTTCTTGATGTTGCTTTCGATTTAGTTGGCATCAAAGACTGGTCGCTTTTAGTCAATATAGACAAAAAGCTTTTTAGACCAGCTGATGTACATTTCCTATGCGGAGATGCAAGTAGAGCTAAAGAAATGCTTAACTGGGAACCGACCATATCTTTCTACGACTTAGTAGAACGCATGGTTTGGCACGATGTCATTACAAATGTACAAAAACAGACCTGAATACAATACGCCTGAATATAAGACCTTTCGCAATTCAGTATTTGCCAGAGATGGTTTTACTTGTCAAATGTGTTTTGGTAAACGTGGCGTCAAACATCTAGAAGCACACCACATTGTCAAGTGGAGCAAGTGCGACGGAGAACTTGAGCGTTTGAGATATGCAGTAGATAATGGAATTACGCTATGCAAAGATTGTCACGCCAAAGTTACCGGTAGCGAAGAGAAGTATGAAGATATTTTTCGTGATTTGATTAAGCAGAAAAGACGAGAAGTCAAGCTCAAAGACAAAAAGGCACAAAAGGCTATCAGTCAGCCCAAGATGCCTTGGCGTCCTATTAACCCAAGATTGAGATTTTGATACCTATGCAAAGATTGCCAAGCTATACAGTGATTCGTGATACTCGTGAACAGCAAGATCATGGATGGATCTTTGAGCCAGAAGAGAAAGTCGGTGGGAAGTGTCAGATTCTTGGTACCAAGATTGAGAAACTAGACGCCGGAGATTACTCCGTAGTGGGTCTCGAAGACAAGGTAGTTATTGAACGTAAAAATGGTTTTGGCGAACTGTTTACAAACATGACACCCAAGGCTAACAAAGTTCGTTTTGAGAACGAAATGGCAAGAATGGTTAACATCCCACACAAATATATCCTTATTGAGTCATGTTTAAATAAAGACATACTGACCCTTGGTATTCCACAGCATTCTTATGGACCTCCGTGCAGCAAAGTAATGGAGTGGTTAATTGAACTAGGGCTCAACTATAATATCCATGTCATGTTTACAGGTGATGCTGGCAAACGTGTGGCTAGACGTATTTTTGCCCAAGCTGCTAGGATGTATCTCTGATGGCTGAAATATATGACAATCCGTTTTTGAGTAGCGACGATGATGATTTTTGTTGGCTAGATATGCCACATATACCTAGTGTTCATACGCACCCATTTGATCGCTCCTATTCATTATACGATCAGTCATATAATCCGGTTGAAGAATTAGTAGAAACACTTTGTAATCCTAATTATTTGCATTTCTTGTGCAGTGCGGTGCTAAATTTCCACCTGATTCCATTCCAGCTCGCCATCCTTGATGTATTATGGCATCGCAGACTACCGATGTTAATCGCTTCTCGTGGGGCGAGTAAATCAACACTTTTGGCTGTTTATGCCATTCTTAGAATGATTACGCACCCTGGGTGCCGCATTGTTGTGGTTGGCGGTGCTTTCCGTCAGTCTAAGCAAATTTTTGAATACATGCTGAGCATTTGGAATAATGCACCAATCCTTAGAGACATTTGCCTAGGTACATCCAAAAAGGGTGGGCCTCACAAAGAAGTGGACCGTTATGAGTTTACTATCGGCGATTCTGTAACCTACTTCATCCCGCTCGGTGATGGTTCGAAGATTAGAGGTTTGCGTGCTAACTATATTCTTTGTGACGAATTTTCTTCTATTAACGAAGAAGTGTTCCAAGTGGTTGTGCAGGGTTTCGGTTTGGTTTCTGCTAATCCAACAGAAAAGGTTAAAGCGGCATATCGTCGTAAACAACTATTAGAAATGGGTCTGACAGAAGAAGAGCTTATGCAAGTTGACGGTGGTTTATCTGGTAACCAGATTGTTTACAGCGGCACTGCCTATTATGCCTTCAACCATTTCTATAAATATTTCAAAAAATGGCATGCTATTATTGCCTCCAAGGGCGATCCTAAGAAGCTACAACAAGTATTGGGTGATGATGCTGTCCTGAAGGGATTTGACTGGCGAGATTATGCCATTCTAAGGGTGCCATACGATTCTTTGCCGCCCGGTTTTTTGGACGATGGCATTATTGCACAAGCTAAGGCAACGCTGCACACTAATCAGTTCTTAATGGAGTTATGTGCTGTTTTCCCCGAAGATAGCAATGGCTTCTTCAGGCGTTCTGTGATCGAGATGGCTACCACCAACAAGCCCATAGCGATGAGTGATGGTACAAGTGTACAATTTATCGCTAAGCGTTACGGTGATATAGACAAGCGTTATATCATTGGTGTCGACCCTGCCGCTGATCAGGATAACGCCGCTATTGTTGTTTTGGAAAATAACGAAAATTACAGAGCCGTGGTGCACTGTTGGACAACCAACAAAAAACGCTATCAAACTTATAAGAAAGACATGGCGGTTCAAAACAAAAGCTATGTCGACGATTATTATCACTACATTGCCAAGAAAATACGATCTATCATGCGATTCTTTCCTGTTGAGTCTATCATGATGGACAAGCACGGTGGCGGTATTGCTGTTGCCGAAGCTTTAAGCAGTACACTATCATGCGAAGCGGACGAACTGCCAGTGTATGAGGTTATTGACCCCAACGACCCCAAACACGAAGATACACTTAATGGTCTACACATCTTAGAGTTGGTCAAGCCAACGCCTGAGCTTAACAGCAACGCTAACCACGGTATGCTCAAGGATTTACAGCAAAAGGTCTTGTTGTTCCCCATGTATGATACTATTGAACTGGCTAAATCAATAGAGATTGACAACATGAACGACAATACCGACGATACCTATGAAAACATCGTCCTAGAGATTGAAGAGCTTAAAAACGAATTAGCCACCATCACCATGACATCCACGGGTGGTCTAGGCAGAGAGCATTTTGATACGCCGGAGATTAAGCTTGAGGGCAATCGTAAGGGGCGGCTACGTAAAGACAGGTATTCTGCCCTCTTATATGCGAATTATAAGGCTCGCTCTAAGGTCAATGAGATTCCTGCTTTAACGTACAGGCCAGTTGGAGCTACCAAAGAAACATTGTCGGATCAGCCAAATCGGTCGCGTTCTGGTAACCTATACTATGGCCCCGGCACCGTTGGCAAGAGTAATAAAATGAGTGGCATCTTCAACACTAAAAACTTCCTGGTACGTAGATAAGGGTCAATGCGATTGCGGTTGGATTGTATTATCACCTAGAAGGTGGATTTATTATGGCATCAAAGAAAAAGATTACCAAACCAGAACCTATGAAACCAAGTGGCTACGTCAAAAGCGTCTCTGCCGCGTCGTTGCAAAAGTATAACTCTTACAATAAGTTTGAAGCTGTGGCTACCACCACTGTGTCTGACGTGACCATTCGGCAACCATTTGGTAGAAGTGAATACGACTATTATCGACCAAACGAGAGTGTGCCTACCAGTGTGCCCGAAATCATTCGGACTTGTCGCAATATGTACAAAAGCGTGGGTGTTGTCAGAAACGTGATTGACCTCATGACTGATTTTGCATGCGAAGATTTGAAAATCGTCGCTTCTGATCCCAAGGAACAGATTTTCTACAACGCATGGATTAAACGCACCGATCTTAATGCTATTGCTAACGAGTTTGCACGTCACTTTTTGCTGGACTGCAATGTGGTTGTCAAACGAGTTACCGCCAAGGTGTCCAAGCCGGTTGAACGTCTGTTGTCTACGGCTAAGCGTGACTATGATCTACGCACAGAAGACCTAGAAAACAAGACGGAGAAGCGTGAGATTCCGTGGCGTTATAGTTTCTTGGATGTAACTCTATTGGATTGGAGTAATGAAGATTTATTCCAATTTGATGAAGCTAAACAACTTACCTTTACCATGTCTGCTAAGTTTAAGAATAAGCTCAAGGCGGCATTGGCTGCTGATGTTGAGAAAAAACTACCCAAAGATATTCGAGAGCAAA